ACGATTACGTTCATAATCATCACGCACACGATGCTCAACACCATCGTGATCAGACCAACGCTGTAGCATCATATTGTTCCAATTGAAACCTTGCTTATGTCGATCAGCATATGCCTCAATTAATCCAATTTTGTTTTTGCTACCTTTAGTACGCACACCTGGATATGCGCTAAACACATTGTCAGTGCTGTCACCGCGCATACACTTTTCAAACAATATAAACTGAGGGTCACCTAATAGTTTTGGCTCTTTTGTTTTCTTATCAACAATGAGTCGTCCTTTCTCATCGTGATAACCTTCAAGTGTAATATATTGATTGCTTACGCCATTATATTGCGTAACACGTTCATTAATCAATTGTACATAGTCAGTGTCGCTGCTAAGAATAACATGTTCATCATTTGGATGTAATGCTATAAATCGTGCAATCATATCGTCAGCCTCACCAATTGGGTGACGCAATACACTAGTATTAGTTTTCTCACGCAAGTAATTGGTAAACATTTCATATGTTTCCCAAAACATCTTGTTTTCTTCAATCTCACTTTCAGTCATAGCACTTTCGTCAAGTTTACGATTAGCCTTATAGGGCTTGTAGTAATCTTTACGCCAACTACGACCCTCAAGACAGAACACAACATGGTCAATGCCAAATCGTTTTACTGCTTGATTTACACTGGCCAGTGTAAGATGTAGTGCCATTCCAACCTTTTCCCATGTTTCAGTATTGCGACTGGCAACATGACGGGCACGGAAGAATGTGTTCGCTGTATCAACTAATGCGTATTTCATAATATGTGTATATTATATTAAATGATGTTGTCTGTCAATGAAAAATTAACTTACTTCGCTGCGTCCGTTACCAATATCACGACTTTGTATTACCCGATAGTCTTTACTGCGTTTTTCGGGATCGGCCATTTCTTGTTCATACACTTCTAATGCAATATTGCGGCACACCGTTTGAAACCAACGATCAACTATGTCACTATCTGTATCATCAGGTCTTAATTTAAACCCATTTTTTACACAGTTAAGTACAAATTTATCGTTCCAATCTAATTCAAAACTGCCGCTGTTGATATTTTCTGGGTCAACGTCAACACTTAACACAGCAATATAAGGCTCATTGTTTTGTGTGGCTAATTCTTTAGCACTTAAAACAGGTGCCTCTTTTTTAACCTTAGGTTTACGTGGTTTTTTAACCTTAGGTTGAGCCGTTTTTTTAGGTAATTCTTTTTTACCTTTTAACAGATCGACTATTTTTGTAAAATTCATCATAACTTTTTTTAGCCTCCTCTACTGCTTCCCTACATAAATCGTCAAGTTTTTGCTTCCATGGAAAATAATAAGTTTGTGTAACTGACAATGGACCTGAAATTGGGATAATTTGATCATGTGGGAGTTTAAGCAAAAATCCATCACCTTTTTTAACTAAGTTATTTATGACAGTTTTTTTAGGTACAAAGAAACTACCATTTTGTGTAATGCCAATAGTTATATCAGCAATTTCATTTGGGTCAAGACTTGATTTAGTGTTGCTGCCATTACTATTTGTAAATTGTATGTTAGTATTCTTTTGAATACTTCCATTTTTGTTATATAGTTTTTGACTAAACAATGTTTTAAGTTCAACACCAATATCATGTGTTTCCCAATCAAAATCTTTATGTATTTGTCTTACAACATTCATCATGGGGTCTAGCACATTAAGTGTAGTTTCCATAACAAAGCCTTTCATAAAACGAAACTGGCTATCGTTAAGTTCCCCTAGACTGTTTCCAAAATTAATAATAAACTGCCAATCAAATTTTTGTAAATCTTTAGTTATTTGTTTTGTATTCATATAATTTAAAACTTGCAAGATTTTTAGCCTTGCTTTCGCACATGACATCAAATTTATCATTAAATGTAAGTGCCCAGTCATTTACTCCTTTGTTCCAATAAAAATCACTATGTGCCCGTAGTTTTTGTTTGTTGTGACCATTTTCTAGCAATAATTTATGATCAGGGCGTGTGTTAGTGTCGTGACCCAATAATATGTCTTCACGTGAAACACTATAATGCAAAGTAGGTCTATGCCCACGCCAACTGTCGATAACTCTAGATACGCGATCATCCGTAACATCGATATATTCGCCTTCACGAACCCAGTGATGATGTATGTCCAATACAATAGGCACCAAGTCACTAAGCGATAAACAGTCGTCTAACCCATAACTTATCTCCTCGTTTTCGATTGTAATAGTGTTACGTGCCTCAGCACTTAGTCGTTTGTACGCATCACGAATACCCTGTGGACCCTTGCGACCACTGATATGTACGTTGATTTTGATATCCTGAAATGTTTTACCATAGCCCATAAAACGCGCCATGTCAACGTGATATTCAAATTCTTGTATGCTTTTGTCAACTACCTCGTCACGGTCGCTGGCTAGCACAACAAACTGATCGGGATGAAAACTTAGTCTAATATCATTATTTCGGGCAGTTTCGCCCAATGGAGCAAACCATTTACTTAGTTGGTTTTGATTGTCAATATCTTGCCAAAAATCAACGAAATCTGGCAATGTATAAAAAGGTATAATGTCACTGCTAATACGTACCATACGTAATTCGTGTGGTAAAGTAGAAATGCGTTTAATTAAATTATGTGTGTTATTGATGTTACTTTTTGCAACATCCATAATTTTACGTTCAGCAACTTCACGAGTATTGCGCTTTGCCCATGCCCAAGTTGTACCGCCTGTATTAAGACCTTCGGTACTAGCAATCTCACCTTTTTTATTAATCTCAGCCCATTTACATGCAAAGCCAAGACGTTTAATAGATTGATTAAAATTGATTGACATACAGATAAATAATATGATAATTACACACGGAAATCAAACATTATGGATATGCGTAAAATATTAGAACTTATTGAAGAAACATCAGTGCCTTTAACCGAGGGCATTAATAGCCCGAACATACAAGTTATGTCACTAGAAGATTTTGTTAATAGTGAACATAAAGACATTGATGAGGCATTAGAAGAAGCCAATGATAAAGAAATGTTTGGTGCCAACTTTAGTAAACTCAGTGATGATGAACTTAAAGCATATCTTGACAGAATTTTACAGAAAAAGAAATCTAAATCGGACAAATACAACTTACCATATATACATGGTAGTAGTATTCCCATTGTTGATCAAAATGGTAAAGAATATGATTTGGATAAACTACGTGCGCAAATTACAGAGCGCCCAAAAAAGATATTAAAGCAAAACGAAAAAATGAAACACAGTGATGGTAGTAGTACCATTTACTTCAACGTTGGATTGCCTGCATTGCGTGGTCTAGCAGTCAATGAAAAAAATGGCGACTTTGTTGTAGTTAATACTTGCCCACAAGCAGGCAGTTGTAAATTATTATGCTTTGCTATGAAGGGCGGCTATGTACAATATAAAGCAACAAGTGAAGCACAAACACGATTAGTAAATTATTTGTTAAATGACCCAGATGGGTTTATGCGTCAGTTAAAAAGTGAAATTAAAGAAGCACACGACAAATATAGTAAGAAAAATACTAAAGTGGCAATACGTTGGCATGATGCTGGTGATTTCTTTAGCCCAGAATATATGAGAGCCGCTTATAGTTTAGCACGTGAAATGCCAGATGTTGATTTTTATGCTTATACAAAAATTGCCGATGTTGCTAAAGCAAATAAACCAGAAAACTTCAAAATTAATTTTAGTATGGGCAGTCAGCCAAGTCAAGAAAAACAAATTGACTATACTGTAGATAAGCATAGTAAAATTGTACCAAAAGAAGTATTTACTGATCTTGTAAAACGTGAACCAATACCAGGGAAAAAACCTAATAAGAAAGGTAAAATACCAACACGTATGGTTTATAAAGATAAACAAAGTATTGATGCACTTAAACAACGCATAAGTCACAAATATAGTATTAAACCAAAAACAATTCTTACCTACGATGAAATGATGAATAAGCCAAAAGGTAAAGAAATGAAATGGAATGTTATTGTAAAACCAGGTGACGGTGACGATAGCGCAAATCGCAACGATGTATTAGGTACATATTTACTAGAACACTAAAATGCGTATAGATGATGTACTGCCTACACCTAAACTGTACAAACTAGACGGTACATTACAATTACACATCGCCAAAGAAGGCAATAATCCACAAGTAAGTGAAGCCTTTCTAAAGCCAAGTATGCCAGGAATATTTTGGACT